ACTGTACTTAATTATTGAAAATTTAGCTAGATCACTTACAGATACAGTTGATTGTACTGTGCCATCTGTATTTGTTGCTGTAGTTTGTCCACTTGCTTGCCAAGCATAAGAATGATGAGTGTCATTGTTATCATTAACAGCAGAACCAGATCCTACTCTAAATCCCCCATTTTCAAATGAGGTTAATCCATTGGATGCAGTAAATTCCCCAGCATCATCGTTTATTTCAAGTGCATTTTGCGCCCCTCTATTACTATCAAAAATTATGTGATTTCGGCTACTGGTGCTATTTTTTATCCAAACTAAATCTGGCTTATCAACATCTGTGGATATAAACCTATTTCCATTACCAGTACCAACATACTTTTTTGTAGAAAAATAATCTTTAGGATATTTACCATCTCTAGGATCTATAGGAATGTCATAAAACTCAATTTGTTGATGATTTTTAGAACAAAGAGCGTGATGATTTCTATAATGGTCAGACCAGCCCCCACCAGTATTATAAGGATAATAAAAATCGCCAACACCATTTCTATCGCCATTTCCTTGTCTGGTTACTTCTGCACCAAAACTAGAATCTTGCCCAAAATTTGTTATAACCTCCCAAGAATATCTACCACCAACAGACCATTGGTAAAATTCATTACCTCCAGATCCACTTGTGGAAACACCAAAGGTAAATCCCCATCTACGAGTTCCATTAATCCATAGTGTTCCTCTTTGTCTATCATTTTCCATAGAGTGTGCAACGGAAACAACATCGCCATCTTTAAATCTTCGGTTATCGTTTTGTCCATAACTATTACCAAAATAAACATAACCATTGTTCCACCATCCTAAAGTCCAAGCACCCCCTGGTTCTGTTTCTGGATTATGGTCACGATCTACAAGTCCAATAGCAATTTCAAACGTAGAAGTATAGTTAGTTCCTATGCCAGATTTAATATAAAATTCTGCCATTAACTGAGGATATGCTGCTGACCCAGAAGTACCTTGAATAGGATAATTATTTCTCTTGATTATATGCCATGTGCAAGGAACAGACTCCATATCAGAACCAGTATTTGTAGCCATTCTGTTTCCTCTGCTTAGAGTAATATTTTCATTGTTGTCTTGCGTTTGCAAATTTAAAGTTGGAAAGTTATTGGTTGGAGTGTCTTTTAATCCACCATTACCAGTACCCCATGTTCCTAGTGGCGAAAGATGATTACCTAAACCACTTGAATCTGCACCAACAAGAATTGAATTTGAACCAGTGCTTCCTTGGTTTTTATATTCTAAGAAAAACCCATCGCCACTGTTTACTGGTATAATACCACTGCTGTTACCTTGATTAAGTCTTGTCGGAGTCCAAATTTCCCCTTCAAATTGCCCAAAACTTTCTGCATCTCTGCCTTGAGTTAAAAGATGTGTGTCTGCTAAATACCCATCAAATTGACCACTAGCTTGATACCCTCTACTTCCAACGTGCATAGTAACTGTTGGTTTACATATATAAGTAAATTCAGAAGCATCAAACCCAACACGGCTTTCCCATTCGTTTGATTGAACTTGAACCCCATTTATCCACATTTCTAAACGCTGGGCATCCGTATTACCACTTTGATAGCACCTAACCACTAAATGATACCAATTCGAAACATCCAAAAATTTTCTCTTTGTCGTTGCATACTGACTATGACCACCAGATTCATTTGAAAAATTAAAAAAACGAATTTGGTTAGCACTTGTAAATTCAATTCCACTTCTGTTACTTGAGCTTGTACCACCACCCAGAAAAGTCCTGGTTGTGTTTAACGCACCTAGCTTAAACCATGTAGAAAATGTCCAATTAAACTGGTCATTTGTCGCAGATGTTAACTGTAAGTAATTTGCTCCGGTAAAACACGCAGAACTTTGAATTTCATAGCTATATATACTACGAGTACCAAACCACCTCGAAGCCGTATTAAGCTGATTAGCCATTAACTAAAAGTCCTTTGTGGAGTACCTAGAAAAATCCTACCAGTAGTAAGAATAAAATAAGGAACAATATCGTAAGCGTAAAATTCAACACCTAAAGTTAATCCAGCACCCATTGGTGTTTCATAATCACTTTGTAAACTTACAGTTCCTAAAGAACCACTTGAGGGTTGCCTAAAAACAATCACTCCAGTTTGACCTACATTGCCAACTTCAGTTGTAGGATTAACCAAAGTATTTGCACCAGTTGATAGCGTAACAATAAAATTGTTATAAGTGTCAAAATCTAAAACTCCACTTACACTAGACAAACTTCCACTGAACGTACTTGCAATCTGAGCTTTTGTATAAGTAGACGTAATGCTCGTGTAATCAGTTGTTTGTTGTACGATCAAAAAGCTATTTGTAGACGTATCCCAAATCTTTAATACATTATTGTCTGTGTCGTACCACAGATCCCCTTCATCAAGACTTGTACTTGGAGCTGTTGCCTGAACACGATACCTTGCAGCAAAGCTATTAACATTATCAATATTAGTCGCTACGGCATTAATATTAGTTGCGTTTGAGTTTACGGCATTTATGTTTGTAGAATTTGAATTTACTGCGTTAATATTTGTAGAATTATTATTTACAGCATTAATAACTGTCAAATCTGAGTTGACGTTATTAATTGCTGTTAAATTATTATTTACGTTAGTAATTGCTGTTGAATTATTATTAACGGCAGTAATAGCAGAATCAATCCCAGCTAAAGTGTTAACAGCAGTTATGTTGTCGGCAACATCATTAATGTCATTCATATTATTTGAATTTCCGACAGTAGCAATTCTGCTCATATTTACGCCAGTATCAATTTCTGTAATAGCATCAATCATTGTAGTGTTCCCTAATCGTTGATAGGGATCGGCTTCAACGCTAAGACCATTACCAGTATTATCCGTACTGTTTATTCTATATCGACCAACATCTTGTCCATTTATTGTTCCACCAGTACCATTTTGAGGAACTTTCCAAACAGCTTTACACCCAGCTTGTCCAAATGTGCCAGTTATAGTAAAACCATGAGATGCTCCAATCGCACTCCCTTGACCATGAAAAGATGTATTCATAATCTGAAAACTGGTTATTGTGGAGCATGAACTATCAGAAAAATCAAAGGTATATTCGTATCCTTTAAACAGATCTCCACCTAAATTTGGTCTATTTACACCATCCAATACGATATTCCCACTGCTAATCGTAACAAAAAATGTTCTCACTAATACTGAATTTCTAAAATTAGCAACGCTTGAAATATTATTCGTAGGCGTAATCTGACCAGCAACAGTTGATATATCAGTACCAATACCAGCAACTAAAGATAAATTGCTGTCTGATACTGTAATCGTATTACCCATTCCATTACCATGAACAGTACAATAATAACGCATAGAGTCTGGCGCAGTAGAGGGAACTTCAAACTCAACTTTTGCTCCAGAAGTACCAGGCGTTCCAGTTGTCGTTACTCCAGTAGTCCAAGAGTTTCCAGCTCCGTCTTTAAACGCTAGTGGATGACCAGATACAGAAGAGTCCGAAAGATCAAAAATGTATTTATTTCCTCTAAACATACCGATAGATGGGTTACTAACGCCATCTAAATAAAACAAACCACCAACAACAGTAACTACATACGTCTTTTCAAGAGATGCAACAAGGCTTGTAACACCACCAGAAATACCAGCTACAGTTGATATATCCGAACTAATACCAGCCGTTGTATTTATGTTTGCAATAACTCCAGTTGCGTTTAGGTTTGACATATTCGTAATATTAGTTGACGTACCCAACGCACCTATTTCCGTTGAAAGAGCAGCTAAAGAATTTATATCTGTTATATTCGTTGCTACAGTACCCACATTTGCGTTAGTCGCATAGTATTTAGCCGAATATTCGCCAGTATTTCCCACAGTACCAGAAGTCTTTGTTGCCCAATCCTTTGCCGATCCAGAACCATTATCAACCCCAGTACCCCCAATCGCATACGCTTTTGACGAATAATCAGCAGACTCAACAAGACCAGTGGTTTTTCTTGCCCAATTATCTGCTTCATTTGCAAAACCTTGAGCATTAGTCTTAGCCGTTTCTGCTGCTTGCTTTGCAGCTTGAGCAACAACGGATGAGCCAAATACAATAACATTCTCGTTACCAGATACGGCTGGTGTGCTTGGAGCAGTAACAAAAGTTATCGTGTTTGTTGATATAGAAAAGTCATCGCCTGGGTTTTTCAACGCACCATTAACAAAAACCATAACATCCGTGTTCGATGTATACGATGAACTCAACGTAAATGCTGTTTGCGAACCAGTACCCTCAAACTTGTCAACAGTTGATGCTGTGTTTGCTATACCAGCGTTAGCTATCAATATCCATTTGTTTGCTGTAAGATCTGTTTCAAAGGCTAGAGAAGAGGTGTGGGCAGAAGTTGCAATATATGTAGATCCGTTATTATCTACTAAATCATTAACAGAGTACGCTCTGCTTGCTGTCCAATTACCTTGAATAGAATATGACCCAGTACTCATTAACGCTAATGCCCCAGCGTCAAAACTATCCTTGTGTACTGATTGGTTTTTTATCTTACCATCGTCTTGCTGAATCTTAGCAATATTTGTATTTAAGTCATCTAAGGTTAGCTTTACAGTATTTAGCTCCGTGTCCACTTGTGTCCCAGGCAACGGATCTGCTGGACTTGTGGTTTGGAAGTCATTAAAATTAAACTGTCTAGTGTACGTTCTTGGTTGTGCCATACCACCCTCAATTTGTTATTTGCTGGTATTATATACTTCTTTACTGCATCTATCAACTAACCAAGACCCAAAAGTTCAATTTTGCGAAAAATTTGTATCGCTTGGGTTGATACATAAGTCAAGCGTCATGTGTGTAGCCAGGGGGGTGGATCGGATTTTCTGGCGCGATCACCACCATTCGCACACATATATATATAACTTCACACACATATATAAAAAAATAACATAATGTACATTATGCGCCAATTAATTAACTGGTGTAATGTCTTTCGCTATACTGATCTTCTCTTCTTCGAGCTTGCCAATAACCCTGGCTAATTCTTCTGTTGTCATTTCGCCCAGGTTCTTGCCCTCCAGATCCCCAGATCTATCCTTTGACAGATCCCCAGACAGCTCTAAAACTGTTCTACTGGCTGAAACTTTGGCAGATCCAGGACAATCTGGATCAAGCATAACAGATCTGAGGGTTTCTACTGCCAGATTCGCCAGATCTGTTTGGTAGAGTGTTTGTCTTTGAAGCCGAATAGCATGGATAATATTAGGGTTACGAGTCAATATATAAGCTGATTGTTTTGGATGTTTGTACCCAGCAAGCCTAGCGCTTTCGGTAGGGTTTTTGTTTTCTTTTACTAGGTAATCAATAAACGCTTGCTGTTGTTCACTTATGGATCTTTTACGCTCGATCAGCATGACGGCTGCACTCCTTATTTTCGCGCCAGATTTGGCAGTTTACCAGGATCTAAAATAGCACATTAATTTTATTACTTGAATACGGAAGTTTTAGCAGTATACTTGTACTCAACAACAACATATATAGGAGCAGAATAAATGTTAAATCGATCTAACATCGCTTATTATGTAACTACCAGTATTGCCAGCGTTCTGGCATTATCTGGGATCTTTTGTATTTGTAGTAGTTTATTTTTTGCACTCGATGAAGAAACCATTACCCAGGCGTATTTTTTAAGCCTGTTAGGTTTTTTCCTTACGATGTTTTCTTTTATGTCAGCAATAGTAGCTGACGATCTAAAGGGCAGATAATGCCCAGACCAGAGGGAAACAAATGGGTCAATAGTTTGTGCTATGTCGCAAACTATTGTCCTAAACCACTGGGCGGAGATCATCGCGTATTTTTCGCCCTGGTGGGAAGAAAATGGGTTTATTTAGCCACTGGTTACAACCAGAGAGCTAAATGGACTCGTCAGCAATGGGAAACGTATTTAAAAGATATGGAAGCCCCAGACATGTTTAAAAGACATGGAGGGAAGCCAGTTTTAA